AATTTTCTAAAAAATGAAAAATAAAATTTGAGTACATCTCTTGATTTATTTTGTAATTTCCAAAAAACTTTTGAAATTTTTGAAAAAACAGAAAGATGTACTCAAATTTAAAATTGAAAAAATTAAGATTTTTCAGTGTCTCAATAAATGCTAAGATAATCTATAAATATTTATATATTATAAATTACTATTATTATTAACAGTCTTTTATATATCTATCATATGTTTTGTGTAATCTGTCATGCATTTTAGAATATCACTATAAGATTCTCTTTGATTGACAGTTCGCGGATATATTACAAACCAGTTATCAACCATTTGCAATTTTATCCAATATACATCAAATTCATATTGTCCAGAAACAGTAGGATTATTTATCAATAATCTAAGACCTTCTTTGTAATTCGCAATTATTTTATCATAATAGTGTTTTTTTACTATGTAGCCAGCGGCAGAATAAGATGCTTTTACACGATATATATAATTATTAATAGGAATAATGCCATTTACCTTGTCAAGGATGTTAGTAGCTATAAGCAATACATCGTAGTCTAATGAATTAGATTTAATAAAGTTCCTAAAATCTATTAACATCTTATTATATTTTTCAGGCTGTAAGAATTGAACATCATCTTCCAAAATTACAACATAATCCAAACCTTTTTCTTTTGCCATCTCTATTACAGCTAAATGACTCATACAACATCCTATTATACCCTTATCATGTTTAATAGCATTAAAACGCTCATACTTCCATTTCATTTTTTTTAGCTCTGTTTCAATAAATACCTTCCTGTCCTCTCGTTCTTCAAGATTAATATAATATACATTTTCTAATAAATATTTATTTTGAAAAGTCTCGCACATTATCCAATGATTAGGAAATAAATCCTTCACATTATTATTTATTAAATTAGCATTAAACCACATATCAGGATAACATATAATTTTTTTATCATTATCATTATCATTATCATTATCATTATCATCAGCAAGATAAGCAGACCACCAGCTAAAAGTACTATTTGCTATGATATGATGCTTACATAAACTCATTGCTATCATCTGTTCCCAATCTTCCAGCTTAATTTTTGTTAGCGTAAAAGTAATTTTCTCAAAAATTGTTCTAAGCGGATTTATATAATTATTTAATACAAAACTCTTATCATCTTCTTCGCAGAAATACAATATTTTAACATTTGATTCGCGCGCCTCTATATATTTAATAGCATTTATATAATATTCTATAGTCATTATAGGATGATTTTCTAAGTTTTTAAAATCACCTATGCGGAAATGTAAAGATACCATATCACACAGATTAACATCCGTTATTTTGTTTTTTATCTCATTTCTTTTAGAATACCAATCTATCTCTTTAAGGAACTCGCTTTTATATTCGTCAAAATATTTATATGATTGAAAATATCCAATAAATTTTATATCATCGCCTTCTGATATTTTAGGCAACTCATTATATTCAAAAGATTTTTCATAATATACTGGCAAATCTATATTGCTATTTATTAAATACTTCTGCAATTTGTCTAAAAAATTATTCCAATAAACATTCCTATATGTACAGCTTGGACTATGAGATTCTCTTTTAATTATTAGAGGATTACTGTGTTTTTTTGAATACGCGAATGCTGTCATAATCTGAAATAATTGATTGCCTAAACCACCCATTATATTAATTGATATCATAGATTAAGAAAATATATAAATATAATATAGTATATATAGTATATTTACTTATATAATAATGTTCGCAGATATAGTTAAGCTAATCAGTTTGAGTAAAAGTGCTCCTTATATAATTTTCGGAGGCACCATAATTGTCGATGAACCAATATGTAAAAAAGAACAAGCAGACGAATCATATGCTTTTACAACAGACTGTATAGATAACTGGGTAATTAAAGATATAGCCGAAGTAAATTCTAAAAACAAAATAGAATCTGAACATAAAAATGATGAATTATATATTACCACAGAATGAAATATCATATAATATCATATAATATCATATAATATCATATAATATCATATAATATCATATAATATCATATAATATCATATAAATAAAAAATGATAATATAATATATCTTATCATATATAATATATTACAATATGAACAGAGCTATTGAACTGTCATCTATTAGTACTGGAGGGCCTTTTGGTGCTGTTATTGTTGATAGTGCTGGTAATATAATTGGCGAAGGACATAATGAAGTTACTGTAAATAATGATCCCACGGCACACGCTGAAGTAGTTGCGATTAGAAGAGCATGTGCTAATAGTAATAATTTTAGTTTAGCAGGTTGTACTATTTATACTAGTTGCGAACCTTGTCCTATGTGTCTTGCCGCTTGTTATTGGGCGCGACTTGATAAAATATATTACGCTAATACTCGCAAGGATGCTGCTGATATTAGCTTTGATGATAGCTATATATATGATGAAATAAAAAAAGACAATAATGAACGTTCTATGCCTATAATTCAGATTGAAGATGAAGATAATAAGACAATCGCAAAAAAAATATTTAGCAATTGGTATAATAACAGCAAGAATATTAGATATTAGAATGTATAATTATTGACTTCTTGAGCATAATATATAAATTTATTTACCAATTCTTCTTTACTTATTAATGATTTATTACTTTTGGAATATCTTAGCCATTTATTATAGTCTTTATATTTATTAAAGTTTATTTGAGGTTTTATATATAAATAATCAGAAATATTTGTTGAATGAGGAATAAAATATGGAGGTAAATAATTATATAATAATCTTCCTTCATTAAATAATTTAAATATTCGAAATAGCATAGCACTAGATGTCAAATCAGTTGAACTCGTAGCAAAATCCCCGCTTGCTTCAATATCAGCAGGTATATGACACAATTCAAATATTATATACTCTACACCGCCTATTATGCGCGATAAATATATTTTGTTAAATCGTAATATTTTTATTGTTCCATATGATGAATTATAGCCTATATCATTAATATCAACGTCAATTGTTGTATAGTTTATTTTTAAGCCAGTATCATTGCGATGTTTTATAAATTCTGGAACTTTAATATTAGGATCTATTATTCTCATTATTTTCATCAATTCTTCTATATTTTTTTTTGTATATTTAGCTTTTGTTACAGGATTTACAAAAGGTTCTTTAGAGTTAATACAATTTATTAAATAATTATAAAGTTTTGGGGCATATATACATTCTGTTCTATATTTTTTTTTATCAGGAGTATATACTTTCAATCGCGCCATAAGCTGAAGTTTAGAAAGTGGATAATTCTCATTATTTAATTCTTCATTTGTTAATATATCTATGCTTTCACTACATTTATCGGCAAGATCAGAATAATCAAATAAAATATTATTTGCTATCTGTTCTTTTGTCATAGATAATAATTCATTTCCTTCCATTAATTTAAAATCAGCGGTTAAAGGAGATTTGCCTACATGCTCCATTAATACCTTGTAAGACATATTTTTAATTAAATTATATTCTTCAATAATAGGTCGCACTTTATCATATTCTTCTTTAAACTTAATTATAACATCATCTTTAATATGTATAGGGTCTATCTCATTTGCGATAATATGAACTTTGCCCCATGGTAAAATTATTTTAGGTTTCCCTGGAGGCTTAGGAGAACTACCTATTTTATTTGTTTCATATAATTTTTGACTATTCAAATATTTTTTCCACTCTATATCATATTTATCTCTTTCTTTCTTAAATTCAATATATTGTGAATCATTTAAATATTTTATATTATCTCTTAGTTTAAATGTAGTCAAATCAATTAATTGAGAATATTTAGGTTTTTTAATTTCAGCTAATTTTTTCTCATAAACATCAAAATACTCATCTATTGGATCATTGATAATAGTATATTTTTTATCCTCAATATTCTCTATAATTCCAGAATCAGGATTAAAGCAATCATCAATATCTTTAATAATTATTTTATAATCATTATAATTTTTTAATGCTTCAGATATCCATTTAGGAGCATCAGATTTTTTTAGAGTATTTGTAAAATATTCTAAAATAGTTTCACAACTAGATATTTTATTGTTTTCTAAAAAGTTAATAAAATAATAACCTCTTAAATTTATTTTTTTTATAATTTCTATTCTCTGTGGATACTTATATTGATGTAAATAATTTATACTTAAAAAAGAATTTATAATGTTTTTATTATAATTTTCAATTAAATATTTAATGCTATTCAAATTAGAGTTTGGATTATTTATATCATTATATCTATTTCTCAATAATTCAATTTCTGTATCATATACAGTTTTTTTATTAAAAGCGTATTCTAATCTTTCAGTAAGTAATTCGCATATAATAAGCTTATTTTCTTTACCATTATATAATTCCTTGTAATTAGAATGATTTTTTTTTACACATAAATAATATGTCAAATCAATATTTCCAAATAATAAATGAGTTTTTGGAAAAAGATTAATTATTGTATCTTCATTACTAATGTCGGTTAATTTATTTTTTTTCATTATTTTATAAGCTTTTTCATATATATCATAATATTCTCTACACATAGCAGGCATAGGTGTATCTTTTATAGGATGTATTTCTGGATTATTACACCATCTTTCAACATCTTCAAATGTAGAAAATGTTTTGACTATTTTATTACCAACAATTTCAAATATACAAGGGTTTGCTGTTAAATAATCCCAATTTATTTTATCTTTGCTATTTAATTCTTCTAATTCTTCTTCATCTAAATCTTCTTCTTCATTAATTTTTTTTCTTAATAATTCAATAGCATTTGGATTTTGCGATAACCTATTCCAATTTATGTTTCCTTCATTTTCTTGTAATAATTCAATTGCATTAGGATTTGCTGATAAAATATTCCAATTTATTAGCTTTTTATTTGTTTTTAATAAATCAATAGCATTAGGATTAGATGATAGCTTGTTCCAATTTATTTTAGTATAATTATCTTGTAATAATTCAATAGCATTAGGATTTGAAGATAATATATCCCAGTCTATTTCTCCTTGATTTTTTATTAATAATTCAATAGCATTTGGATTTTCAGATAACCATTCCCATTCTATTTTTTTTCCATTATCTTCTAGTATTTTTATGGCATTTGGATTTGTTGATAATTTATTCCAATTAATTTTTTTAGATATTCTTAAATCTTCTATAGAATCTTCAGACATTTCATCTTCTTCATTAATTTTATCCTTTAATAATTCAATAGCTTTAGGATTTCCAGATAGCATATCCCAGTCTATTTCGTTATAATTTTGTTTTAATAATTCAATAGCATTAGGATTACCAGATAAAAGTTTCCAATCTATTTTTTTATTTTTTTTTAATATTTTTAAATCATATATACTAATTGATTTTTCCTTTTCAAATTTTTCGCTTAATAATTCAATAGCATTCTGATTTCCGGATAAATAATCCCATGCAATTATATCAGGATTCTCTTTTAAATAATTAATAGCATTTGGATTTTTTGATAACATTTTTTTATTCAAATTATCTATAGATATCCAATTTAATAACTGTTTTTTAACAGCATTTTGCAAAGATGTAAAAGAGCTATCTGGAATATTTGTAAAATCATAATCTTCAAATTTTTTAATATTATTTTTAATCCATTCTAATATTAAATTATAAACTCCATCTTTTGATGATGTAATAATTTGTATTCTCGAATTATTAAATAATCCAGGAATTTTACCATCATTTATTTTATCTTTTTTAATTTTATCTAACCAAATAAATAAATCTTCCTTATTATTTTGATACATTTTGTTCAATAATATATCTGTTTCTTTTTTTGAATTAGACATTATCTATTTTATTATTATATTTATATAATAATTATAAAATATGTAAAAATAACTATTTAGCAAGTTTTATTTTTATATTGTATTTATAGATTATATGAGTACTGAGTTTGAAAAAAGATATATTGAATCGCAAAGAATCAGGGAGAAATTTCCCGAGAGAGTTCCTGTAATAGTTGGGCGTGCTGCTGGATCTTCATTAAACGATATAGATAAAAAGAAATATTTAGTCCCTTGCGATATTACAATTGGTCAATTCATATCTATAATTAGACAGCGTATTAAACTGTCACCAGATAAAGCAATATTTATTTTTATTAATAATATATTGCCTCCTACATCTGCGAATATGCTCACAATATATAATGAAATGAAACACGGAGACGGCTTTCTATATATTTATTATAATGGCGAATCTGCTTTCGGATAAAAAATGATATGTATATATATAAATAAAAATATGAATAATACATATCTTCTCGAGGATATTCGTAATTACAAAAAAAGCAAAGATGATTTATACGAATATTGTAATAATAATGGCTATTCATATGAAAAAATTAAATCGGATATTATTTATTATATGAACGATTATACGCCGTGTTTATACGGAATATCTAAAAACAATTATGCGAAAATTAGAAGAATAGCAGCATATAATATAAAAGAAAAAAAATACATATACCTTTATTCTCTAATTATCAATTATGACGGTAATCCAAAAAGTGAAATAAATAGATTTCTCGCGTGTCTTACAGTAGATGAAAGAAATATATTTTTACACAATATAATGAACTAATTATTACCCTTTACATATAATGGTCTATATATATAATAATCACATAATACCTCGTTATATATCAAATATATAGAACAAAAATATCTTATAAAACTCGTTATAGTATTTTCTGCTATTAATCTTTTTTCAATATCTGGAATTATATTTAATGCTATAACTATTGTAGGAATAGTAATAGCCCACATTTTCATATTATTCCAATTATATTTTATACGCATAGTATATGAAAAAATATACGCATAGCTTATTACAAAATCGGCAAATTGTGCATAAAAACCTCTCAATATAACATGATATAAATACAAAGGATATAAAAGTGTTGCCGAATATATACGATGATAATGTATAGTATCACATTTACCTTTTCTTATCAGAGTCATCATAAAAGGAGCTGATTGAATCGCATATAATGGCGCAAAGTTTAGAGAGCTTCCCAGTTCTCCTGAAAATACTGCCAATATAGTAGCTCCAAACTGTTTTTTAGCATATTCATATTTTATTTTTTCTATTTGATATTCCTTCATATTTTCCGGATAAGGCATAGCATTTGTTGTCCGCTTATTTTTATCGCCGTATTTTTCTGTTATTATTGCCGCTACTTTAATAAAGCCTATTATTATCAGATATTTTATGATACATTCAGATAGTAACGCTAATTTTTTGTAGTCTTTTATCAAATTTGTAGGCCACAATTCGAGCAAAGTTATTATAGTTAAGAATACATGGCGACAAGAAAATGATATAGAATGAAGTTGAAACTCTCTCCATATCATAGGACTCGAAAAGTTTCTTTTTTCAGGCAATGGTATTGTAAGAGAAGCTATGGGCAATAAGGCGTGAATTAAAACGCAGGAACAGGAAAATGCTTTTGACTCAAATACTGGAAATGATGTCCCATATATAATCGCATAATAAAAGCGTAGAATAAAATTAAAAAATGCAAATAAACCAAGAGTTTTATGTATATGATATTTATCATGATTAGTAAATAAATAAGCCATTTTCTATATATTTACATATCTATTTTTTATATATTCATATACCTCTATAATAATTCATATATATTCATATACCTCTATAATAATTCATATACCTTGTAATTAATATAAGAAAAGTCTTTCATTGGACGACAACAGTGAAAATCAGAATATACTCCGTTTTTAATATTATCTATAATATACTTATCATTATTAATAATATTATTTATTTCACAATAAGAATCACGACATAATCTCTTATACCCAGTTTTATTTTCATCAAGACAAATAAGATTACCTGTTTTACCATTCCATTCCATTATTTTATCATATAATATCAATTGGTCTGTTGACCACCCAAGATTTCCATGACCCTCCTTAATAATCGTATGATTACATATTCTGCGTATATATTCATTTATATCATCTAGCGTATTTATTTTAAAAACATCTCTCCAAACCTCTTTTGTGGCAATATTATAGCACATAGCAATCTGTTTATATTCAAAACATACATTTCCTCTATAATAAATAAACTTGCTATTATCATAAGGCTCGACATTATTAGTATAATAATTCCTATTCATAGGAAGCATATCCATATCTGTAATTAATATACCGTTCTCATAATTCAATATACACGGATACAACAATCTTATAAATTGTGCTGTAAAACTCGTAAGAATATTCTCAATAGGTTTAAATAATATAATATTATCTTTATATTCCAAAAATTGCTCTGGTATTTCATCGGCAATCAATATAATTTTAACATCAACATTGGGATATAACTTATTCCACGTTTTAACAAATATAGGAATAAAGTCTATATATAATGGATTCAAATTTACTGACGTAAGCACACAATCTAATATCATTTTATAAGATATATATAATTTATATTTATATATTAAAAATAAAAAATATACATTACTAAGCATATACATTACTAAGCATATACATTACTAAGCATATACATTACTAAGCATACATTACTAAGCATATACAAGAACTTAATATAACCAACGAAGGTGAATATTTTCCATTTCTGGTGAATATTGAAATGGAACACTGTCTTGAATCTTGATAGCATTACAAATATTGCTATTAAGATAAAGAGTTCTAAGGGCTTCCCAATCTTGATTGGTAATATCACACGTTCTCATAACATATTCCTTAATACTTTCAAATCCAGCATTTTGAATTGCTGTATTCAACTGATAATCTTCTGAGATACGCATAAGGATACTACGCAAAAGCATAGGGCATCTCTTGTATTCCTGATTCTTAATCCAGCAGGTATTCCTGAAATTAGTAGCAGCGTTGCAATTACACATTGTAAATGATAATATATATTATATTATAGTGCGTCAATTTTTTATTACTTTAATTTTTTTTAGACCAAATTAAAACTATTGTTTATAATTTTAATAAATGAAATTATTTATCTCTTGTGCGTAATGTTTAAACATTTCAATCATTTGTGCCTTTGTCATTCTTTCTCTTGTATCGCTATTAATTATCCAATCTTCCATTTTTAAATATCTATTGAAATGTATCCCTAATTTAATATATTGATAACGTCCTGATGCTACTATTATCCGATAAGGTGGAACATATTTGTGTAATAAATGCCCATCGTTAAATAATTTAAATATTTTAAATAACATTGCGGTAGAAGTTAAATCAGTTGAGCCGGTCGCAAAATCTCCAGAAGCTTCCATATCTGCGGGTATAGTACAAATATTATAAACATTATATTCCTTGCCACCTATCACACGCGAAAGATATACATTATAAAAGTTTAGTATACTATGACCCGCAAAAGATGGATTGGCAAGTGTATTTATTGAAATATTTTTTGGGCTATAATTAATTTTTAATTTAGTATCGTTACGATGTTTTATAAATTCGGGAATTTCTAACGATGGATCTATTATTTTCATTACTTTCATTAGTTCATCTATATTTTCTTTCGTATATCTTGTTTTTGTTATAGGATTTATAAAAGGCTCTTTGTTATTTATACATTTTATTAAATAATTATAAAGCGATGGAGCATATATACATTCAGTTCTATAGTTCTGTCTAGTTGCCGTATATACTTTCAATCTTACCATAAGTTGAAGTTTTGCTAATGGGTAATTCTCATTATTTAATTCGTCGTTTGTTAATATATCTATCTCTTCACTACATCTATCAGCGAGTCCTGAAGCACTATCGCTATATAAAACATTATCATTAATATTCTCTCTTGTCATTCCAAATAAATCATTGTTTTGCATGAGAGTTCTTTCAGAACTTGAAGGAGATTTCCCCATATATGTTTTTAGTTCAACATAGGACATATTTTTAATTCTGTTATATTCTTCAATTGTAGGCAAAACCTTTCTATATTCTATCGCAAACTTTCTAATTACGGCATCTTTAATATATATAGGATCTTTTTGCAGTGCTATTGTTATCTCTTTACCACTTGGAAGAGTTATTTTAGGTTTTTTAGGAGGACGAGGGCTACTTCCTTGGGGATTACGTTCGTATATTTTTAGAGAATCTTCATAAGATTTTCTTTCATTATCATAAGCATCTCTGTGAGTTTTAAAAACAGCATAATCGGCATCATTTAAATAATTCAAAGTATTTAAATTTTTTTCTTTAAAAGTAGATATATCAATTAATTGTGAATACATAGGTTTTTTAATTTCTTCTAATTTTTCCTCAAAATCAGCAAAAAAATCTTCTAAAGGATCCGCAATTTGAACAAGTTTTTTGTCTGAAAAATTTTCAACTATACCAGATAAAGGGTCAAAACAATCACGAATATCATCAAGTATAACTTTATAAGAATTATATAATTTCAAAGCATTTGTTATCCATCCATCTTCGTTAATATTAGGGTCATTTTTATTTTGTTCTAAAAAATCAAGGATAGTAGTATCATTTACCGAAAATCTACTATTTTCCAAGAATTTAATAAAAATGTTAAAATTGGAATCTTGGTCATAATCTGCTAATTTATTTAAAGATTCTGGAAATTCAAGAGCCATATAATCAGTAAGTAAAAATTTATATACAAAGTTCTTATTATAGTGTTCAAATTCATATGTAATTACTTGCAAGTTTGACATTTTATCCGTAACAACATTACTAAATCTATTGCGCAATAATCCAATTTCTGTTTCGTTAATACTCGAGCTGGTAGTAAAATTATCTAAATTATCGGCAAGCATTTTACATATATAATAATTATCATATGAGACTTCAAACTGTAAATCATTTTTTTTAGTAAAAGTATAATAAAGTAAATCTATATCTCCAAATAATATGTGATTTTTTGGAAACATATTTCGAATATCATGTGTTTGCATCTTATTTTTTCTCATTATTTTAAAAGCCATTTGATATATCTTAAAATATTCTTCTTCCATCGCTGACATAGGAGTTCCTTTTGTAGGATGTTTTTCAGGATCATTACACCATCTTTGAACATCTTCGGGAGTTGAAAATGTTTTACTACGCGATACAGCAGCAGCAGCAGCATTTGTATTTGCTCCGGGGTCTCCTATATCTTTTAATGATATGAAAGAACTATCCGGAATATCCTTAAAATCATAATCGGCAAACTTATCAATATTAGCAGCTATCCATTTTAAAATTAAATTATATTGACCATCTTCTGTTGCTGTAATTATTTGTATTTTAGAATCATTTAATAAACCTGATATTTTTCCATCGGTTTTATTAGCGATTTTAATACCATTTAACCAAGATATTATTTTATTTTTATCCTTATTATATAATCTATCTAATGATTTATTAATATCTTTTTCTTTCTTTGAAATTGATGACATTCTATATAATTAAGGAGAATAAAATAATTATTTTATCACTTAGTATATGAAATTATTTATCTCTTCCGCATAATGTTTGAACATTTCAATGAATTCATTTTTAGTTGTAGAATATTCTATCCAATTCTCAGCATCTCTATATTTATTAAAATGTATTCCTAATTTAATATAAGAATATTCGTCTGGATTATTATCAATTAGGACAAAATATGGTGGAGTATATTTATGTAATAATCGTCCATCATTAAATAATTTAATAATCCTATATAACATTATGCTTGATGTTAAATCAGATGAATTAGTCGCAAATTCTCCCGACGCTTCTATATCTGCCGGTATAGTACAAATATCATATATATTATATGTTATATCTCCTATTACACGATATAAATATATAGTATAAAAATTTAAACCAAACTTATTATATGTATCATATCCTATTTTTAAATCCTTATCATTTTTATGTTTAATAAACGCGGGAACTTTTAAAGAGGGGTCAATTATTTTCATCACTTTTATTAATTCCTTTATATGTTCGCTCGTATATTTAGTGTTTGTTACGGGATTTACAAAAGGTTCTTTTTTATTTATACACTTTATTAAATAATTGTAAAGTGCTGGTGCGTATATACACTCTATTCTATATTTCTTTTTATCCGGAGTATATACTTTTAATCTTACAATTAATTGTAGTTTAGCTAACGGATAAGTGTCGCTTTTAAATTCATCATTTGTTAATATATCAATATCTTCACTACATCTGTTAGAAATATCCGTTGTATCATCTTTATATAAAATATCATTGTATATTTCTTCTCTTGTCATCTTTAGCAATTCATTATGTTGAATTAACCTTTTTTTAGAACTTGATGATAATTCGCCCATATATTTTGCTAGTTCAAGATAGGACATATTTTTTATTTTGTTATATTCTTCGATTACAGGTTTAGCATTTTCATATTCTATATTAAACTTTTTAACTACAGAATCTTTTAGATGTATAGGATCCTTTTGTGCTGCTATTGTTATATTTTTGCCATTTGGTAATGTTATTGTAGGTTTTTTAGGTGGTTGCGGACTACTCCCTCCAGGATTAGCTTCATATATCAAAAGTTCATTCTCATATAATCTACGTTTATTATCATATTCCTCTTTGTGCTTTTTAAAAAAAGCGTAATTTTTATCATCTAAATAATTCAAAGTATTAATGTTTTTTGCTTTAAATGTTGAAATGTCAATTAATTGAGAATAAATTGGTTTCTTAATTTCTTCTAATTTTTTCTCAAAATCCTCAAAATAATAATCTACTGGGTCTTTTATATATTCAAGTTTTTTATCTTCAATATTTTCAATTATACCAGATTTTGGATTAAAGCATTTATTGATATCATTAAAGGTTATATTATAATGATTGTAAATATTTATAGCATTTTTAATCCATTCGGGAGCATTAGATTTTTTACTATTAGACATTAAATATTTTAGTATAGTTTGCCCATCTGCTAATTTATTACGTTCTAAAAAATCTATATACCATATGCCTTGTATATATTTATTATCATATTTTATTATATTTAAACAATGCGGATACCCATATTTTGACATATAATCAGTTAATAAAAATGAATCCACTAATTCATTTACATAATTATCGCATAATATTTTGATATTAGAAAGGTTTTTGGCAGAAGATGATGTCGGATTATCTGTATATCTATTGCGTAATATTTCCAATTCTATATCAATTTTATTTGTTTTATCCTCGATATTATCTAAATTTTCCATAAGTAATTCATATATAATTTGATTATTTTTCATATATAAATTTTCATAAGTAGGTATTAATTTTTTAACACATTTATAATGAACCAAATCTATATTTTTAAACAATAAATGATTTTTTGGCAAAACATTTATAATCAATTCATCATCTTTATAATGTATCTTTTTTTTATCAAAAATATCCTTATTTATATTGTATTTATTACTATTTACTAATATCTTATAAGCTGATTCATATATATAATAATATTCTTTGCCCATTATAGGAATTTGGGTTCCTTTTATAGGATGTATTTCCGGATTTTTACACCATCTTTCAATATCTTCAATAGTTTCAAAAGTATTTGTGTTTATATTAGCAGAAGATAATGATATAAATATACTATCTGGAACGCCTGTAAAATCATAATCTGCGAACTTATCACGATTATCTTTAATCCATTGTAATATTAAATCATATACTTCTCCGTCTATTTTGATTTTGGTAAGAGATTTCATAAATAAACCCGGTATTTTTCCATCCTTCTGATTTTCGGGTTTTTTAATTTCATCTAACCATTTAATAATTTTATTATTATCTTTTAAGTATATTTCTTCTAAAGATTTATTGATTTTTTCTTTGCTTAATGAAGTCATCTAAAAATACAATTCTAATATATCTATATATTAAAATCTTATTATCTGCTGAGCTGATTATCTGCTTAGCTGATTATCTTATAATAGTAAAGCATTTCAATAAAAATAAGTTATACTTTGTAGGGATTAAAATGTGTAATTATTGATTTCTTGAGCGTAGTGTTTGAATCTTTCAATAAATTCATTTTTAGTTAATAGTGTCCGGTCTCTATTTGATTTTCTAAGCCAATTATCAATACTGCTAATTCTATTAAAATGTATATCAGGTTTTATATATGTATATTCATTTTCAGAATCAGGAATTTTAATCTTATATGGAGGTATATAATTATACAATAGACGCCCTTCATTGAATAATTTATATATTCTATATAACATAGTACTTGATGTTAAATCAGTAGAACCTGTAGCAAAAGTTCCGGTCGCTTCAATATCATCAGGTATATAACATATATTATATATCAACATTTCTTCACCGGCTATTACACGTGAAATATATACCGAATTAAACTTTAATGTGCGTACTGTACCAAATGATGCTTCAGAACCAATATCTTGTAGATTAACTACTTCTGTATTATGATTAATTTTCAATTTTGTATCATTTCTATGTTTTATAAATACAGGAACTTCAATTTTAGGGTCTAATATTCTTATTACCTTCATAAGCTCTTCTATGTTTTCTTGCGTATATTTGGCTTTTGTCACAGGATTAATAAAAGGCTCCTTTGCGTTTATACATTTTATTAGATAATTATATAGTTTTGGAGCATATATACACTCTGTTCTATAATTTTGTTTGTTTCGCGAATATACTTTTAATCTAACCATAAGTTGTAATTTAGATAGAGGATAATTCTCGTCATCTAATTCTTCATTTGTTAATATATCAATCTTCTCACTACATTTATCTGAAAGATCAGAGTAATCGTAAAGAATATTTTTAACAAAATCTTCTCTCGTCATAGATAACAATTTATTTCCTTCAATTAATCTTTTTTCAGAGCTTGACGGAGAATTGTCGAGATGTTTCTTTAATTCTTTGTAAGACATATTCTTAGCACTATTATATTCATCAATTATATCTCTGACCTTCTCATATTCTTCTCTAAACTTAGCTACCACATTATCTTTGATATGTATTGGGTCTATTTCTTTTGCTATAGTATGCTCTTTTCCCCAAGGAAGAGTTATCTTAGGTTTTTCTGGAGGCTTTGGAGAACTGCCATTTCTTGTATTTTCATATAATTCTCTATTTTCGCTATATTTTTTCCAAGCCTCATCATATTTATCTCTTACTTTTTTAAATGCTTTGTATTGTTCATTATTTAAATATTTTACATTTTCCTTTAATTTAAAAGTTGATAAATCAATTAATTGCGAATATATTGGGTTCTTAATTGCCTCTAATTTCTTTTCATAAACTTGAAAAAATTTGTCAAGCGGGTCATCTATAAGTATTAGTTTTTTATCTTCAATATTTTCTATAATTCCAGAATTGGGGTTAAAACATTCTTCTATATCTTTAATTTCTTTCTTGAACACATTATTATACATATATAATGCTTCAGATACCCATTCATAATCATCGTCAGATTCATCTGATTCATCTGATTCACCATCGTCGGATTCGTCAGATTCATCGCCTCTATTACTTTTGCTTTTCAGTAAAGTTAAATATTCAATAACAGTGTTTCCAGTAGCCATTTTACTATTTTCTAAAAAATCAATAAATACATAGCCTTTTAAATTTGTTAGTTTTATTTGTTTAATTCTTTCAGGATAATCATAATTAGTAATATAATCTGTTTCTAAAAAAGAATTAGTAATATCCTTTATATAATCAACAATTATTTCATTGATTACTTCAAAATTTGAATAGTTATATCCTATAAAATAACTGCTAAAACGGTTTTTTATTAAATTTTTTTCTATATCCAGAATGCTTTTAGCATCTGTATAATTTTCAAGAATAGTATTATGATCTATAACATTTCCACCTCGTGCAGAAACAAGTAATTCATACAAAATTAATCCTTTATCATTATTCTTGTGTAATTTATTATAAATAGGCTTATTATTTTTTTTAATACATGTATAATAAAGAAGATCCATATTTCCGAATAATAAGTGATTTTTAGGAAAAAGATTAATAATATATTCTTCTGAAAACGAACCTTCATTTTTCATAATGTTATAGGCTGTTTCATATATATCATAATATTTTCTACTCGTCGCTGGCATTTTTATAGAAGTTATTGGATGTATTTCAGGTTCATTACACCATCTTTGAACATCTTCGATTGTTTCAAATTTAGTAATTTTTACTTTTTTCATTTCAAATATATTAGGGTTTTCTTCAATTAAATATTTCCAAACTATATTATGATTATTTTTTTTCAATATTTCAATAGCATTTGGATTTGTAGACAAATGATTCCAATTTATTTTTTTAGGATGCTTTTTTAAGATTTCTATGGCATTTGGATTTGCTGATAAGATATCCCAATCTATTTTTTCATCTTTTGTTAAATTATCAAATATTGATTTGTTCATTTTACTTTCTTCTTCAATTCTATTTTTTATTAATTCAATAGCATTTGGATTAGCAGATAAATTTCGCCATTGTATTTTTGTCGGATTAGCTTTTAAGATTTCTATAGCATTAGGATTATAACTCAATATATTCCAATCTATATATTTTTCTTTAAATAAATAAAGAGGTTTTGGTGTTGTCATACTTTTTTCTTCATCAATTTTATCTTTTATTAATTCAATTGCTGCTGGATTTTTTGATAAATATTGCCAATTTATATTTTTACGATAAGTTTTTAAGATTTCTATAGCATTTGGATTTAATGATAAAGAACCCCAATCTATTTTTTCATTTTCAGTCAATTCTTCCAATTCTTTTTTATCAATTTTATCTTCTTTATCGGCTTTGTCTTTTAATAATTTAATCGCATAAGGATTAGTATTTTTTGATAAATTATCCCATTTTATATTATTATCATATTTTTTTAATAATTCTACGGCACCAGGATTTGCCGATAAGTTTCCCCAATCTAATTTTTTATAATCTGGTATAGAAAATATATTTGCAAATCCTATTTTATCTTCTTCTTCTGCCTTTTTTCTCAATAATTCAATCGCATTTGGATTTGCCGATAAATAATTCCATCTTATAATTTCGCGATTTTCTTTTAAATAATCTACAGCATTAGGATTTTTTGATATTTCATATTTCTTTAAATATTCTATAGGAATCCAATTAACTAATTCGTATTTTGAAATTAACTTTGATGTAGATACATATGTGCTTTCGGGAATTCCTGTAAAATCATAACCAGAAAACTCATCTTTATTATCTTTTAACCAATTTAAAATTAAACTGTATAGTTCACTATCTATTTTCATTAAAAATAAACTTGGTATTTTTCCGTCTTTCTGATTTTCTGGCTTTTTTATTTCATCTAACCATTTAATAATTTTTTTTTTATCTTGAAGGATTAATTCTTCTAAAGATTTAATAATATCTTCTTGATTTAAAGACATAAAAAATATAATTCTAATATATATAAATATATATTATTTTACTTGCGTGGATTAGTATATATAATTATTGAGTTCTTGAGCATAATGTTTAAACATATTGATAAAATCGGTTTTTGTCGTTGTTTCCCCATCTTTTAACCATTGTCGTGAAACATGATATCTATTAAAATGAATTGCAGGTTTAATATATCTATGTTCTCCTGGTCGTCCCGCAATTGGTATGCGATATGGTGGAGTATAATTATATAACAAGCGACCTTCATTAAATAGCTTGTATATGCGAAATAACATAACATTTGATGTTAAATCACTTGAACCCGACGCAAACTCTCCTTCTGCTTCTATATCCGCAGGAAAAGTACATATACTATATACATTATATTCTACACCACCTATTTTGCGAGATAGATATATAACATAATATTTTAATGTATCTGTTGTTCCAAATGAAGGATCGATATTTTGATATGTTCTTGACATTACTTTGTATTCAATTGTAAATAGTGTATCATTCATATGTTTTATAAATATAGGAATCTCCAATGATGGGTCTATTATTCTCATTACTTTCATAAGTTCTTCTATGTTCTCTTGGGTATATTTTGCTTTTGTAACAGGATTTATAAAAGGTTCCTTTGCGTTTATACATTTTACCAGATAATTATAGAGTTTAGGAGCATATATACATTCTGTTCTATATCTCTGTCTATCCGGTGTATATACTTTCATTCTTACCATAAGCTGAAGTTTAGAAAGCGGGTAATTCTCGTCATCTAATTCCTCATTCGTTAATATATCTATGCTCTCGCTACATTTATCAGCAAGTCCAGAATAGTCATATAAAACATCATTTGTAATTTCTTCCTTAGTCATAGCGAGCAGTTCGTTATCCCTCATAAGCTCTTTTACATAACTTGATGGCGAATTTGTTGAAACGTTTTTTAATTCTAGATATGACATATTTTTAATCTTGTTATATTCCTCGATTATAGGCAATGCTTTTTTATAATCACGTTTAAAGCTTTTTATAACCTCGTCTTTAATATGTAGAGGGTCTAATTCGCGCCCTATTGTATGATTTTTACCATTGGGCAATACTATTACAGGTTTCACAGGTGGCTTAGGGCTACTTCCATTTTTCCCTGTTTTTTCATATAACTCGAGTTTAGTTTCATATATTTTTCTATCAATTTCATATAAATCTTTAACTTTTTTAAACTCGGCATATTGTGCATTATTTAAAAAGAATGTGTTTTCTTTAGGTTTAAAAGTTGTCAAATCAATTAATTTGGAATAGATTGGCTTTCTAATTTTTTCAAGTTTCTTTTCAAACTCTTCAAAATACGGATCTAATGGGTCATTTATAGGTAGGTATTTTTTATTTTCCGGATTTTCTATTATACCTGTTGCGGGATTAAAGCAATCGTCAATATCTTTATAAACTCGTTTGCAAGTATTATAAATTTTTGATATATCTTCCATCCATTTATTATTTGAAGAAGAACTGCGTTCTTTCTGCAAATATTCTATAATTATCTCTCCATTTCCGAATCTGTTATTTTCCAATAATTGTATAAACCAATGAGATTCTTTGAAAGATAAATTAAACATAGAAGCTTCTTCTAATTTTCGCATTCTATCAGGATAAGAAAAAACATCAATGTAATTCTCATTAAAAAAAAATCCCATTAAAATTTTTTTATATTTTTCAAATGCATTCAACATATAATCTCCTTCAAAACAGCTTTTTATTAAAGCAACTTCTTGTTCAAATATTGTAGGCTTATCTATTGTCTCAAAGTGTTTTATGAATAATTCGCATATTTGCTGTATTTTTGGATTATTTTTATATATTTTATTATAAATTCTTAAATTTGTTTTAATATTATTATGATAAAGTAAATCAATTTCACCAAATAAGATATGATTTTTCGGCAATTTATCTGGGAAATCTGCGATATCTATTTTATTCCTTTTATACATCTTATAAGCCTCATTATATATATTTTTATATTCGGTACTATTTGGATATATAGGTGTCATATTAAAGGGATGTATTTCAGGATTATCACACCATTTTTGAACTTCTTCAATTGTTTTAAATTTAAATACTTTTGTATTTCTTAAAAACAAAAAGTCTTTATTGGGAATTCCAGTAAAATCGTAGTTGGCAAACTTATCCATATTGTTTCTAATCCATATTAAAATTAAATTATAAATACCATCGTTTTTCGCTGTAACAATCTGTATCTTAGAGCTATTAAACAATCCAGGGATTTTTCCATCGGTACTATTATATGTTTTTAATATATCTAACCAAGAAATAATTTTTTCTCCATTATTTACTTGATATAAATTATCAAGTAATTTATTTATTTCTTGTTCTCTTCTTGAAACCGAAGCCATTCTATTTTATTATAATATTTTATTATAAGAGAAATTTATTATATGTAATAAAAGTTAAAAAAATAATTAATTTCACGACATTATTCCAGATTTTGATGTAGATTTACGAGCTGATTTCGGCGCTGATTTACGAGTAGATTTCGGTACAGATTTACGAGTAGATTTCGGTGCTGATTTCGGTGCTGATTTCGGAACGGATTTTGGTACAGATTTTGATGCTGATTTCGGTACAGATTTCGATGCGGATTTTGGTACAGATTTCTGAACGGATTTCGATGCGGATTTACGAACAGGTCTTGGTTTAATTCTTACTATATTTAATAAACCTCTTTTTTCATCGTCATAATGTTCTAATCGCGAAGAAAAATCGGTATTTAGGTCATTATTATTATTAGGTTTAGGTAGTACAAATTTATTTTTGCTGCTTTTACTCATATTCTATTATAATATAATATATTAAATTATAAATATATATTAGAATATGTCTGAACAAGCTAAAACAAGCATTTTTAAAAAAGACAAAAATAATAATTTATCTAATAAACAATGTGTAGATTTTATTAAAAATTACAAAGATTTTAAAAATGGTATTGTATCTAAAATAACTAATCCAAAAACAGATAAACCTCTTAACAACGAAGATAGAATAAAATATATATATAATTACTGTAAGCAAAAACTAGGTATTGAAGGTAGTCTATCGTCTAAATCTACATCTTCTGATTCCAGCACTAATGAGATTATCTTAGATTCTTATAAAAAAGTTAAAGAAATAATATATATCCCTTTTAATAATCTTAAGGAAAATAAGGAATTAATAGCATCATTATTTTCAAAACCAATATCATATAATAAAGGTTTATTAAAACTAAGCGAATATCTTTCTAATCCTAATTCACATAATATTTATGTAAAATCTTATAATAAGATATTGCTTGAAATTAATGATATAATTAATAGTATATATAATAATCATAATCAGAATAATCAAAAAATATTAAAAAGAGGATATGGATGGGTTGAAAATTATAGCTATGACCCATTACTAATATTTGATACATCTCAAGAACATAATATACAAAATGCAATTAAAACATCTAAAATAATATTAACAAATATGTGG